TCTAAAACTTATGGATAGCCAAGGTATCAGTCAAGATCTTAAAGAATATCAAGTCTTAGGATTCATGATGACTAGTTTGCATAATTTTGCTGTAAGATATAAAGTGCCTATTCTTGGATTTATTCAATTAAATAGAGATGGGATAACAAAAGAAACAACAGATACAGCAAGTGGATCAGATAGAATCATATGGTTATGTAGCAATTTTACAATCTTCAAAAGAAAAAGTGACGAAGAGATTGCAGAAGATGGCCCTAATAATGGCAATAGAAAGCTAGTACCAATTATTAGTAGGCATGGTGGTGGCTTAGACGATAATGACTATATTAATTGTCACATGAAGGGCTGGTGCGCTAAAATTGAAGAAGGTAAAACTAGACTTGAATTGGTAAGCAATAATACAACTACAGATAAAGGATTTATTGTTAACGATGAGCAAAATGATGATCAAGAAATCCCGTTCATATAATCAGCAGCAACTAAAAGTATTATCTGATTATTTGTGCGAAGACATAGATAATTTATTGGATAGTCTGAACGTTACAGACTATAAGATATTTGATCGTATGATTGCTATGAGATGTCCTATACACGGGGGAGATAATAACTCTGCGTGTAACTTATATTACAAAGGAGACTCATATAGGGGCAACTGGAAATGTCGTACTCATCAATGCGAAGAAACATTTAAGGGGTCCATAATTGGTTTTATAAGGGGTTGCTTATCTAAACAAAATGGATGGACCGGGCCAGGAGATCCAACAGTATCTTTTAATGATGCCGTAGAATATGCAATAAAGTTTAGTAAGAAAAATCCTGACAGTATCAAAGTAAATAAAAAAGAAGTTGAAAAAAGCAACTTTGTCAATGTTATTAATCATATACAATCTGATATAAGACTAAAAGACGAAATACCAAAGATTTCCAGATCTACTATTGTTAAAAATCTGGATATTCCATCACAGTATTTTTTAAATAGAGGANNAAAGGATATACTTATCAAATACGACGTTGGAGAATGTTCTATCCCTGAAAAAGAAATGTATCAAAGGGCCGTAGTTCCAGTTTATGACGATTCTCATTCATATATGGTGGGATGCTCTGGAAGAAGTTTATTCAGTGTTTGTGAAAAATGCAAAAGTTATCATAATATAGACTCATCATGTCCAAAAGATGACTATTTGTGGCAATACTCTAAATGGAAACATAATAAGGGATTCAAAACGCAAGAATATCTATATAATCTATGGTATGCAAAAGATTATATACAACAAAGCAAAAGTGTAATTCTTGTAGAAAGCCCAGGAAATGTATGGAGACTTGAAGAAGCAGGGATACATAATAGCGTAGCCCTATTTGGATCTGTGCTACAGGACAAACAAAAACTATTATTAGACATATCGGGCGCTATGAGCATCTATATGCTAATGGATAATGACGATGCTGGCAAAAAAGCATCAGAAAAGATTTATGATAAATGCTCAAAAACGTATAATGTTTATAGAATAGATATTGATCATCCAGATGTTGCCGATATGACTGTTTCAGAAGTAAAAGAAATTATTTCACCACAAATAAGAGATAAGTACTAATGAATACCAAAATTATAGCATTTTCAGGACGTAAACAGTCTGGAAAAACTATCTGTTGTGAGTTCCTAAAAGAATTATTAATTGGTAATGGATATAATGATGTGCAAATATATAATTTTGCAGATCCACTAAAAGAAGATATTTGTATGAATATGTTTGGATTAACATATGCTCAGTGCTACGGTGAAGATGATAATAAAAATGAATTAGTTGATGCTTACTGGGATGGTAAACAATTAACAGCAAGAGATTTAATGCAATTAGTTGGTACTGATTTATTTAGGAAGTTAAATAATAATGTTTGGGTAAATGCTCTAATTAACAAAATAAAGAAAAGTACCCATGAAATAGTAATAGTATCAGATTGTAGATTTCCTAACGAGATCGAGGCTATAAAAAAGAACGACGGATTAGTATTTAGATTAAATAGGAATCCGCATAAATCTGATCATATTAGTGAATCTATACTAGATGCCCATTGTTATGATTGGACTAATTTTAGTTCAATACTAAATAATGAACATATGACGGTCAGAGAACAGTTTGAGGCTTTGAAAAAATTAATGCTTCGTTTCAATATTTTACCAAAGAAGGCATCATGATAATAACTTACTTTAGAAGCTCGTCTTATAATGCTCATAGTATGTGTGAGCAACAATACTTTTTTGAATACGTTCTAGGCTGGAGGGGTCCGAGTGGACAAAAGGCCGATAAAGGCACGATTGTACACAAAGTCTTGGAAGTTCTTGCTATGATAAAACAAGGACAACAGGACGGCTTGCAAACTATTAATGATGATGAATTTTTAGGAGAAATAGACACAACAAATTATAGTCTAAATACTATTATAGAAAAAGTATACAAACACTATACAACAGCAAATAGTCATCACTCTTGGTCTGTTAAAGACTATAAAGATTGTTATGCATGGGTAAATAAAGCTATAGAATTTAATAATGGTATGTTTGATCCAAGAAATCGTACCATTTTACGACCAGAGCAACGATTTGATTTAGTTATAGAAAAACCATGGGCGAAATATAGCTACGATATTGATGACAAAAAAATTGATGGATATTTAGGTTTAAAAGGAACTATAGATCTTATCACGCTAGCAAATAATAATACAATAGAAGTTATAGACTGGAAAACTGGAAAAAGATTAGACTGGGCCACTGGACAAGAAAAAACTCAAGAAAAATTAGAAAAAGATCCTCAACTTAAAATATATCATTATGCTATCAAAAAACTATATCCTCATATAGAGAATGTTATTTTTTCTATATACTTTATTAATGATGGTGGTCCTTTTTCGATGGTGTTTCACGATAGTGACTTAGCCGATACAGAAAATATGTTGCGTCAAAAGTTTGAGATAATTAAACAAACCAAACGACCACGATTAAATAAAAGTTGGATGTGTAATAAATTATGCCATTTTGGTAAGACTACTTTTGCTAATACAAACATCGAGCCTCTAGAAGAGTATAGGGATGGTCAAGTATGTCAAAAAGGCTCACTCATGACGAAATGCGAACAAGTGAAGCACGACCTTGAACTTTACGGGATCGATGCTACAATGAGTATGTACAAGCACCCGAATCATTCTTTTGGATCCTACAAAGCACCTGGAACAGTATGACTTATTCTGTATTACATTGTCATTCTCATTTTTCATTATTGGATGGATTAAATCGACCTGAGCAAATTGCTGCTAGGTGTTCTAAATTAGGCATAAAATCATGTGCCTTAACAGACCACGGTAATATTGCTGGATCGGTACAGTTTTATCAGAAAATGAGATCTAAGAACATTAAGCCTATTCTTGGATGCGAACTATATATCTGCGAAGATGATCCGTCTATACAAACAAAAGAAAATGCTTCTTTGTCCCATTTCCTAGTACTTGCCAAAAATTTACAAGGCTGGAAAACACTAATCAAAATAGTTTCAGAGTCAAATAGACCGGACTATTTTTATCATAAACCACGATTAAGTCTTAAAAAATTAGGGGAATTACTTGATGGTAATGTTATAGGTATTTGTGGCCATTTAGGATCAACGCTAGCAGATATTATCCTAAAAGATCAAGATAGTAGTATTGCCAACGGTCTTTCTTTTATAGATAATATGAAAACTATATTTGGCGATAGTAATTTTTATTTGGAAACACAACTTTTCGATAAAGATTATCTAAAAGAACAAACCTATTTAACAGAAACAATTAGAAGACTATCCGAATTAAGTAAAATTAAAGCCGTATGTACTCCAGATGCTCATTATTGCGAGCAGGACGACGCTATAGATCAAAGAATATTGCTTTGTAATAATCTAAAAACAACATTATCTGATATTAACACTAAATTAGTTAATAATCAAAGTATTCCTATGGAGTGCTTTTTTAAGAGTGATAAATATTATATCTTATCTCCAGAAGAGATGATAAGTCTGCATAGTTCGGAAGAAATAGAAAATACAATTTTTGTCGATAGTTTAGTAGAAGAGTTCGACATACTATCTGCTCCAAAATTACCTAAATTTGATTGTCCAGACAAATACGATCCTGACGAATTTTTAAGAGAGTTGTGTAGGGTTGGATGGAAAAATAAGATTGTTCCAAATATTCCAAAAGATAATCATCAAATTTATGTAGATAGAATAAAATATGAGCTAGACATATTACAAGGTGCTGGTTTATCAAGCTATTTTCTAATTGTACAAGATATAGTGAATCATGTAAGACACAATAATTGGCTACCGGGACCGGGTAGAGGAAGCGGAGCAGGATGTTTAGTGTCCTATCTTGTTGGCATTACAGATATTGATCCTATGAAATATGATCTATTGTTCGAAAGATTTTATAATGCTGGTAGAAATACTAAAGATAGAATATCCATGCCAGATATTGATGTTGACGTACCAATTAATAAAAGAGAAAATGTGGTAGAATATATCAAAAATAAATATGGTCATGATAAAGTATCTCAAATGATAACCTTTAATACTATGAAAGGTCGCGGGGCGCTCAAAGAAGTTTTAAGGGTATACGGCAATATATCTTTTGAAGAAATGAATAGAATAACAAAAAATATACCGGATGAGGCGAAGATTGCTGACGAATTACAAGAAATCAAAGAAGAGGAGGGATCAGCATCTATTATACGGTGGACTCTAGAAAATAGTGGAGACAAACTAAAAGAATGGTGTTACATTGATGAAAATAATCAATTATCCGGCCCACTTGCCAAGCGTTTCGAGCAGGCTATTAGATTAGAAGGTACAAAGTACAATCAATCCAAACACGCGGCTGGGGTAGCCATCGCAGCAACGGATTTGGACACTATATGTCCTATGATTTACGATAGTAAAACAGAAACAAATATAGCGGGACTAGAAATGAACGATTTGGATGCTCTTGGTGTTATTAAATTTGATATTCTCGGTATTGCTTTGTTAGATAAGATTATGTCTATTAATTATATTATGAAAGGGTGCGTATCATGAAATTCAAAGAGGTTGCAGTTGGGCAAAAGTTCACACTCAATGATATAGAATATGTAAAAATAAATCCAGTAAAGGTTTCCTGTTGCAGATCGGTTGTTGCAAAAAATACAACAACTGGTGAGAGTATTGATGTTAATCAGGATCAAGAGGTTGCTGTAGTACAAGAATGAATAACAATAAAATTTGTGTTTTCGACTTCGAAACCGATGGAAGCGATCCATCGGTATGCAGTCCTGTACAATTATCAGCAGTGATAATCGATTCAAAAAGACTAGAAATTGTAAAGGATTCAGAGTTTAATGTTTATCTCAGACCAGAAAAAGTAGAAAAGGCTGGAGCATCTGCAACGCAAGATATTTATAAAGATAGTGATATTCTTGAGTGGCATGGAAAAATAAAAGGTATTGATGCTAGCGAGGTATTTAAAATATGGTGTGATTATCCAGAACAAAAACATAGTTGGCAACAATTCACCAATTACCTAGATAATTATCATAATGTTTATGGAAAAAGGAGTAAAAGTCAGTTTTCAGCGCCATTAGCTAGTGGATACAATATTATTCGGTTTGATATGAAGATTATAAATAGACTAAGTGGAAAATATAATAACCTAAATAAGGAAAATACCACTAATCTATTTCATCCTCGTGATCAAATTGATATTATGAACATAGCGTGGCTATGGCTTGAAAGTCAAGAGGATCTTAAATCACTATCCCTTGATAATTTAAGAGATTATCTTGGTATCGATAAAACAAATGCTCATGACGCTGTAAAGGATGTTAAAGACTGCGCCGAGATATTAATACGATTTTTGAAGTTACATAGAAAATTATCATCAAAGGTACAATTTAAGAACTCTTTTGCTAATGAATATTGATTTTGAAAATATTGATCTGCAAGATCAAGAAACTTGGAATCTTATCTCTGAAGGAAACACCAAGGGCGTTTTCCAATTAGAGAGCAGATTGGGTCAAAGTATGGCCAAGAAACTAAAACCATCAAATATCGAAGAACTGGCCGCTCTTATAAGTATTATGAGACCAGGATGTTTAGAGGCTGTTCGTGATGGCAAAACCGTTAGTAATCACTTTATCGACAAAAAGAATGGTAATGAGAGTATTGATTACTTTCATTCTGCACTGGAGCCTATTCTAAAAACTACATACGGAGAAATGGTTTATCAGGAACAGGCTATGCAGATTTGTCAGAATATAGCAAACTTCGATCTTTCGGAAGCAGATATGTTACGAAAAGCTATTGGTAAGAAAAATCCAGAGGAAATGGCACGAATAAAAACTTTATTTACAGAAAAAAGCAAGACAACCAATATAGTTAATGAGGATCAGGCAGAACAGATATTTAGTTGGATCGAAAAGAGTCAAAGATATTCTTTCAATAAAAGCCATGCTATAAGTTATGCCATGAACGCTTATGTGTCTGCATATTGCAAGGCTCATCATCCCCATGAATTTTTTGT